GGTTAATTGGTTACGGCTTAGACTTTGGCTTTACTAATAGTCCAACGGCTTTAGTTGAAGTACGTCAAATGGATGATAACTTATATATCAAAGAGTTGATTTATGAAAAGAGATTAACGAACACAGACTTAGCCAATAAATTAAGGGAATTAAATATAGATAGGCACACAGAAATAATCGGAGATTCTGCAGAGCCTAAAAGTATTGAGGAGATATATAGGCAGGGATTTAACATTAAACCCGCTAAGAAAGGCGCGGGAATACATTTGGGCATAGATATAATGCGTAGGTATAAGCTACATATAACTAAAAAAAGCGTTAATGCTATTAAAGAATTTAGGTCTTATAAGTGGGCAACTGATAAAAACGGGGATGTATTAAATAGTCCTGTAAAGGTTAATGACCATCTAATTGACGCAACGCGGTATCTATGCCTTAATAAGTTGTCGGTAAATCATAGTGGCAAGTATTATATATTGTAAAAACAAATAGTAATAATTTATATTTATAAGTAATGAAAGAGGTAAAATTACAAATACCTACAGAATGGCAAGACATAACTATTGGAACATACCAAAAATATGTCAAAATACAGGAAGGCAAGTTGAGTGATAAAAATAAAACAGTAGGAGTTTTAGCTTTATTATGTAACGTTGACAAGTCAATTATAAGAAAGATGGATTATAAAGATATGATTGATATTCTTGGCGTTATAAAAAAACTACTAGACACTGAACCAAATAAAAAAAAGTTCAGAAAAGTTTTTAAGTTTAAAGATGATGATTATGGTTTTATACCTAATCTAAGTAAACTTACAACGGGGGAGTATATAGATTTGGAGGAGTATTGTAAAGAACCAATAAAGAATTTACATATTATTATGTCAATACTTTATAGAAAGATAACGCGTAAAAGCGGTGACAAATATGCTATTGAAAATTATGACCCTGATGAGTTCAAAGAGGATTTATTTAAAGGTTGCCCGATGGATATAGCTTTATGTTGCTTAGGTTTTTTTTTGACTTTAGGGGACGGCTTGGCGGTCAGTTCTCGCAATTATTTGAAAGCACAGGACAAGAAGAGGCAAAAAGCGTAACAATGAGTAGCAAATGGGGGTGGTATAATACCTTATATGCTTTGTGTAATGATAACATACTTAACATAAATAAAATAACTGTATTACCTATAATGGAGGTATTAACATTTTTATCCTTTAAACAGGATTATAATAATAAACAAAGAAACAATTATGGTAACTTTTAGAAATGTAGTGGGCTTTTTAGAAACTATTGCAGAAAAGCATAAGATGATTAACAGCTTTCACAGTGGAGAACTTGATGAAGTTGATATTAATAAACTTGGCGCTACTGATTATGTTATATTATATGCAGAGCCAGGAGCGGTAACTATTGATTCAGGAGTTATGACTTATTCTTTTACAATATATGTTTTAGATATGATTAATGAGGAAGTAGGTGACGCACCTAATAAGCAAAGAGTGGGGCGTGTTGATACTTATTCTGAAAACTTACAAATAATACATGACGTTATAAATGAATTCAAACACGCTTTATACTCCACATCTTGGGTGGATGATGAAGTTGTTTTAGAACTACCCATAACAGCAGAGCCGTTTACAGCACGTTTTGATAATCTTTTGACAGGGTGGTCAGCTACTATAAATGTTGATGTTAATAATCCTAATAATCTTTGCATAGCACCAATAACACCAAACTCATAATGGAATTTGATAAAACAATACAGATGATGCAAAGTATGGGGTTTGACGTGGTCAGTCAGGGTAAAAAGATACTAAAGAAAAAAAAGAAATTTACAAAACGTAAAAAACTTTACAAAGGGTTTGATTACAATGTTAATAAAAGTAACACGGGTGTAGAACTTGAATTTGTGTTTGGTAAGGCAAAAAAGTATTGGCAGTTTGTTGATGAAGGGGTGAAAGGTAAAGGGGGTTACACTCCAGGAAAAGGTGCTAAGAAAGGTAAGCAAGGGGGAACAGGAATGTCAAGGGGTAAAGGAAGCCCGTTTAAATTTAGAAAGAATAACTTAAAAAAAGGGGTGATAGCTAAATGGATTAGAATTAAACCTTTAAAACTACGGGGTGCTGACGGCAAGTTTTTATCTAAGACAAAGAGTAATATAGAGGGGGCAGCATTTGCGATAGGTAGAGCAATAGTTAAAAGAGGATTAGAAAGAACACAGTTTTTCAGTAGACCTTATGACAAAGTAGTTGACATGGATAAATTATTCAGCGCTTTCTCAGAGGACTTAGAAATTAGTTTAGGTAATGACCTTGAAAATATAGACATAGAAATAACAGTATAAAAAAAATAACAAAATGGGATTAGGAAACATATCTTTTGTACAAGAACCAATTAACACCACATCAAAAGCACCTGTCATAACTAATTGGACTCCAATGGTTGGTTACATGGTTTACCAAGATGACATCAGTGGTTTGTTTTATTTTAAGCTGATTTTAGAAGTTAGACTAGATGATGGTTCAGGCACACTAATTGGAAAGGTTAAACAGCGTAGAAATGGCTACAGCGTTGATATTGCTAACAATGATGCTAGAGCCTTTTTTGATTTGAGGGATATTGTTAATAGTGTTTTAACACCAACAGTATTTGACCAGAATGATACAGGGCAACCATTTAGAACAATACATAAAGTGGGCGCGAATACAGCAGCAAAACCATTTAGCGTTAATGGAGATAACACTACAGACGGAACACAGATACAAACCATATATGTAAAAGCATATCAACAATACAGCGAAACTAGTAGCGCTATACCTGCAGAAGATGTTACCCCAACAGTAAATGACACGCTACATTATATGGAAGCTTCACTACCTTTAATGACAGCAAGGAGTTCTAGTGCAGATTATGTTCAATCTGATGCCTTTAATGTGTATAATGGTTCAGGAGATACAGATAAGTTTTTAAGTGATTTACAAACTGATTCAGGTGAATATAATTTAAGCGGATATATTAACTATATACAAGACACAGATTATCATACTGTGGCTTTCTTAAATGATTATACTAATTTTGCTAGTGATATTGACCATATTGAAATTGCTTATTACAATTCAGCAGGATCACTTATAAACAGTAAATACTACATAGACAATATCTCAGCTAATGGTGGCTTGCCACCTAATGATGGCTCACTAGCTGATGCTAGTAGATTATTATATTTTGGTTGTGGTGCAGGTAACTTAGAAGCACAAAGTGATGAAACATCTGCAAGACCTTCAGGTAATTCAGGGTGGGCGTATTATACTATAAGAGGCACAGGTAATGATTCAGGTACTATTGCTTATAAGACAGCAACATATTACTTTATAAAAGAAGATGGAAGTTGTAAGGGCTTTAAGGTCAGGCGTTTAGCGTGGCGTAATTCTGTTGGAGGTTATGACTACTTCAACTTTAAAAAGAAGTCTACTCAAACAACATCAATCAATAGAAATAATTACAGCTCAATGCTAGGAACATTTAATAAAAGTAGATGGAGATACAATAACACTCAAAGAGGCAAAACAACTAGACAAACAACTGCCACACTAAGAGAAACATTAAATACAGATTGGATTACAGAAGCACAAGGAGTATTAATTGAAAAGCTATTAATGTCAACAGATGCTCAAATTGTTGAAAATGCAGATACAGATTTTACAGAGGGTGTAATAATTACAGATTCTAGCTTTGTTAAAAAGACTTCTGTTAATGACAACTTAATACAATACACTATTAATATAGAATACGCAAATCCTATAAATACTAACTCATAATGAACCTTAGATTAGTTGCATATCGTAAAGCTACAAGTGGTGCATCATCTACTACCGCTTATAATTTAGACTTACAAGAAGCACCAAATGTTTCTTTAAATTTTCAATTCTCAGAAATTAAAGAACCTGAAACTAGAAAAGGTAGTTATTCACAAACATTTAAGTTGCCATTTACTGATAATAATAATCAATTCTTTCAAGATTGGTATAATGTTAATTTAGAAACTTTAGTTTTTAGCACTAGAACAAAGTTTGACGCTGTATTATATGTTGGTGCAGTACCTCAATTTGAAGGCGCTTTACAATTAAAATCAGTATTTAAAAAAGCAGAAATGTATGAAGTAGTCTTAATGTCTAGTTCAGCTTCTTTATTTAGCACGATAGGAGAACAAAGGTTAAAAGATGTATTTAAAAATGATGATGGCAGCTATGATGATGAGTTTAATCATTTATACAATGAAACTCAAATTCTTAATTCTTGGGCGGGTAGTAGTAGTGCTTTTGTTAATACGGCGGGGGTATCATTGAAAGATCCTGATACGGATGCTCAAAAGATTATGTACCCCATGTCAATCACTCAAGATAAATTTTACTACGATACTAATTTTGCGAGGTATTTAAACTTAGACCAAACAACAGCGAATTCAATGGTCAGCGCTGAGGGTGTTGAGGCAGCTTTTAATTATGCAGTTAATATAAGTCAATTTAGACCTGCGGTACAATTAAGAGCTATGTTAAACTTAATCTTTGCTAAGGCGGGATTTTCTTATAAGTCCACTTTTCTTGGCACTTCTTATTTTGGTAGGTTATATATGACAACGGGTACTCATTTAGAATTATCTTCTTTGCCTACAACAAATACAAATGCAAGTCCTAGCGGTTTAATGCAAGTAAGCAATAGCTCTCAATGGGGAGTTTTATCTAGCGAATTAACCACATTGGATGAATGTGTTACAGTGAGTCAAGTTGTTGTACCTGCTAACACAACTTCAGCGTCAGGAACATGCACCACACCCGCTGATCCTGATAGTGTTTGGAATAGTACATATAATTTTTTCACAAAGAAAGCAACAACAATGCAGGAAGTTACTTGTCAGCATAAAGTTACATTTTCGGGTGTTAAGGGTTGTAACCCTGATGATCAAGTTATATTAACTATAAGACTCATTGAATGGGATAATGACCCAAGCTCTGCAACTTATAATTCATCAACGGGTGTTGAATACGCTTCAACTGAAATATCTATAAACCCTTACACAGCGGGGAATAATGGTTTTTCTGGTCCTATCGTTTATTCGCTGCCGTTAGAAAGTATGCCACTAGGAAAGTCAGCTCAAATAATAATAGACTCAGGAACACTTAAAAAAGCAAACCTCAATCCTACATTTGTTTTAGGTGACGGGGATAATGGCGCTTGTGGAACGTTTTTTAATACTATTAGAATTGATTGGGTTGGTTACTCTAATGATGTTTACGGGGCGACTGTTGACTTTCCTGCTTGTATTGACGAATCAATAACGCAAAAAGCATTCTTAAAAGACTTAGTACAGCGCTTCAATTTAGTTATAATAACTGATCCCAATGATGACACAAACTTACTTATAGAGCCTTACAACGACTTTATTGCTAGTGGTGAATTAAAGTATTGGACAAATAAAATTGACACATCTAAAGAAATAGTTGTAAAAGACACCACACAACTACAAAAAAAGATAATACACTTAACAGATAAAGAAGATGAAGATTTATATAATAAATCATTTAAAGAACGTTACCCCGATGTCAATGTGTTTGGTCATTTAAGGATAGATGAATTTAATAATGATTTTGCAAGTGGAGAGTTTAAAGTGCAATCATTGTTTTCTCCTTTTATAAATGGTCAAGTCTTTGCAAATGATGATGAACAGTTTGGAACATACTTACCAAACATGACAGTTCAATATGAATTTAGCTATGAGGAAAATGAGGGGGTCTTTGAAAACAAAACAAAAAAGACAAATCCTAAATTATTTTATTACAATGGGGCAGCTACAAATATATTAGATGGATACGGAACACAAACTAACATACATTTTCACAGGGCTTCACTTAATGCTTTGACTGCTTATGCTTTTAATACATATCCTATATGTAGCCCCTTTGATATAAATGGTTCTGTCACACTAACAGATGACACTCTATCTCTATATTGGAACGCAACACCACCTATCGTGGGAAACCTATCTGTGTTTAATTATACTAATTACTTTGGTAATTGGTTTAATAACACTTTGTATGGGCGTTATTGGAAACCATATCTTGACAACATATATAGTACAGAGGCTAGGATAATGGAATGTTATTTAAACCTTAATGAGGTAGATATATTCAATTTTAGTTTTGCTGATGAGGTGTTTATAAAAGACACGTATTGGAGGGTGTTAAATATATCTAACTATCAGGTCGGGGCTAAGGCGAGTACAAAAGTGACATTAATTAAATCTTTAGACACTAAAGAGAATTGTAATGGTTGTGATTATGTTACAGGTAGTGTAGGTGACAGTAACTTATATGCAGATACTTATTATCTGTGGTGTGCAGAGGACAATCCTGGATGCACTCCTGATGCTACAGCCCCTAATTATTTAGGGGTTTATACTACCCCTGAGTGTTGCACTTGTAATGGTGGTATGGTGATGTGGAATTTTACAGCACAAGCTTCTAATAACTTGTACCCTTGTATTGCAAATTCAGGAAGTTTACCTTTAAAATTTAAAAGCATATTTTCATCAAGAAGTATATTAAACACGGGGCAACTTAAGACTTTAATATATGATAAAATAGGAGGACGTAATAAACCCTTTGTACAAGGTGTTAATAACACTAAATACAGTCAGTCTATATTGCCTTTGTATGGTGATGATATGGTTATTAAATACAGTACCGTTAAGCGTAACATACCCCAAATACAGGGAGAATCACATAAAATAGTGTTATCGGGTAACACAACAGGAACAACGAAAGGTTACGCGTACCCTGAGTCAGATCAATATGGTAAGTCAATTAATATACCTGACAATATAAATATGATTATTAGAGTTAAAGGTATTGCTACTGTAGTAGGTGGTACAAGTGCTACATACACTTTGGGTACTACTGAGGGTTTTGCTTATTACACAGCTTTTAAAATAGCTAATGGCACAGCAACACAATTAAGTACAGCAGGTGGTCAACAGGAATTTAGCATCAGAGAAGGGTCAAATCCAACAACTTGCACACTAGATATAGACATTTCTAGTAATGTGCTTAGATTTGGATTAGAAGATAGCCAAACAGATACTAAAAGAGTATGGCAATTATCAGCAGATATTGATATAAATAGAATTAATAATATGAGTTTAGGGTTTGATGAGAATTGGGCATTATATCAAAATGGTCAAAAAATACAATTACAAAACGGAGATTATTTAATATGGAATTAAAAAAATATATAGAACATACAGCAAACTTGATACCAATAAGCGTAAAACATTTACAGCTTATAGAGTATAAAGAAAAAAAATATGACTTTGTTTACGGTATATATGAGTATCATTCTAGCTTTAAAAGAATGTTCAAGCAAATTAAAAGATTAATAATTAGAAAAAATAGAGTATGCCAAAACTAGAAAAAACAGTAAAGATAAAAGTAGATTCTAAAGAGGCTCAAGGTTCT